CAGGTACGGCGCGTTCGGCATCGCCGCGCTCGGCACAGTGCCGAACTTCACCACGCGGGTACCACCCGGGAATGCAACCCGACGCGATTCCGCCACTGTCGAGGCCACCACCGCATTCTGCGCAGGTTGCTCGTCCAACGTTTTGAAGCTATCCTCCAGCGGCGTGGCGCGGTTGCCAGCGACGTCGAAAGCGCGCATCCGCACCGAGTGCACAGTGCTCGCAGGTCTGCCTGAAACCGTGACCGAGCGAGCCGCATTAGCGATAACCGTGTAGTTCGCGCCGCCATCGATGCTGTATTCATAGCCTGCGACGCCAACTGCATCTGTAGCCGCCGGGCACGACAGCGTAGCGCCCGACGTAGTAATGGCGGACACCGTAATTTTGCCGACCATCGCTGGCGCCGTGGTGTCCCCTCCCGGAACTGGCATTTCCCAAATAACCGAATTGGGCTGCGCTTCAAAATCAGGCAGCAGGCGCAGTTTGTTATCCAGCCGGAGCGCGGCCTGGTCTATGTACGCGCCGCTATACGCGCCCACCGGGTGCGTGATCGCGTACTTCTTCCACGTCGCACCAGAGTCGACGCTAGTGAAAAGGTAAAGCTGGTTGTTTGTGCCGAGCGTCGTCGTGATGTTGTCGTCAGTCGTCGCAGCGGTGACGATAATCTTTCCGCCGTGATACGCAACGTGTGGCGTACCGGCGTCCTGCGCGCCGTTGTGCGCCATCAGCCGAGTGCGCACCCACTTATTGGTTGTCGTGTTGTACTTGGCCACCCACAGGCTGCGGAATGCTTCGTCAGGGTGTTGCCAACTTGAGACCAGCAGTGGCTGGCCATCGGCGCCGATCGCGATGCGCGCCACGCTCGCGTTGTGGTTGTAGTTGTTGTTCGGGAACGCGATGTCACTGTCGTCCGTGCCGCTGACCACTGGTAGATTTAGCGCCTTGCCGCGCATAGTCGTGAAGGTCGCACCGCCGTCCGTCGACTTGATCAGGTTGATGTTCTGACGTGGATAGCCTGACATTTCAAACGGCCCAGCGCCCTGCCGAAACTCGGTCGTGACATATAGCGTGTCAACGCTCGTAAATGCGATTTCCATGCCGTACGAGCCGAGGTACGATGCGGCATTGCCAGCCAGAAAGTTGGAGCCTTTGCGTTCGAACGTGCTGCCGTTCCACTTATAGACGCCGGCCAAGTAGCCATTGCCTCGTACGCCCATCCACATGCTGCCGTCGAACTGGTTACGGAAAAAGCGGCGGTATGAGCAGTTCGCGTCCAGTCCGGTCGGTGCTGTTGTCGCCGCCAATGCAGAAATGTCTTCGGTAGGCGATGCCAAACCAGCCCATGCGGTATGGTGCGCTTCGCCGTAGGCAATAACTTTGCCGTCGTCGGTCACGCACACGCTGCCGTCGCGGTGCCCGATCGTGGTGTCGTGCGTGCCTGTGCCGATCTGAACGTCCTGAATCACCTCGTACGTGTTCTTGTTCAGCTTGGCCAGGCGCGATTGCTGCACGCCGCCGACCGTCACAGGGGCGACGACGTAAACCGCGTTGGCCGTCGTCCATATCGGCGTGTATAGCGACAGCAGCGAAATAACTTTGCTGGTGGCATAGGGCGTGCTGTAGCTCGCTGGCGTCAGGTTGCCAGCGGGAGTAACGCTGGCTTCGACTAGATCGGGGGTTGGCACAAGTTCAAATGCGCGAATACGCATCGTGCCGCCAACGCTATCTTGCTGGCGGCCCAGCTTGAAGTGCGAAACGCGCCCCGCATCTTCGCGAGTGAACGAAAAAGGCAGTTGTGACCGCTCAACGATTCCCGACGCTTGCGGCGGAACAAGGTCGATCACTTTGTTCGCATAGACAGGGGTTGACGACGCGGTCCACGGTTCATACGCCCCGTAAAATCTAACTGCAGCAGGCGACGGCAGATTCGGAGTGCCTGCCATCGACCACAGCACGTAAATATCATACTTTTGACCCACGATCGCAGTGTCGGCCGTGAAGTGGATTTGCCCCTGAGCGTTCGGGAAAGCAAATGCCGCCGCCCCGTCGACGTCGGTGGCGGTGTACGGCGAACCGGTGCTAACTGCCATTTTGGATGGCAGGATTGTGATCGTAGGGTTCGCCATATTTTTATTTTGCTTTGCTGATGGTTTCGAGAATGCCGTCTATTTCGGCGCGTGGCATCGTGGCCTATTGCTCGGCGCTCACGTCTTTGCTTCCAGCTGGATAGTTTTCATCCGCCCGCGCCGCTCGTACATCACCGTAGTGACGCCGATTTCGCGCAGCTCTTTCAGCGTGGCTGTGTAAGTCGCACGGTCGACCTTGCCGACAGCGCCGTGCACATACGCGATGCTGCTTGTCAGGTGGTCGACCGCAATGATCCCGAGGTACGGCCGGCGCGCCTCGTAGCCTCCAGGCTCGGCGTACACGCGGATGGTCGAGGCCTTGCGGGCTATGTGCAGGTGGGTCATCGCGGTCCCTGGTTACTTCTTGGCGCGCGGCGTTTTGGCCGGCTCGCCTTCGATTGCCGATTCGGCATCGCCGAAGGCGCCCAGCTCGGTGGCTGCGGCTTCCAGTTCGGGCGGGCACTCGTCGCCAGGCTGATACTGGATTGGGTAGATTTCGCCGTCAGGGACGCCGAGGAATGGTTTGACCAGTTGCATTGGATTCTCCGGTAGAAAGGCCCTGCTCCCGCCGGGCCTTTCGGTTCAGTCGACGTTAGACGGCAGCGCCGATCTTCATGAACTTCATGCACTGCGGATCTTCGAGTCCACCGCCAACGCGCTTGGTCGTGTAGAAGGACACGAACGGCTTGTTGGTGTACGGATCCCGCAGGACGCGGACGCCGACGCGGTCCAGAATCTTGTATGCCCGCTTGAAATCGCCAAAGGCGATAGGCAGAGCATTCGCTGCGACGCCGGGCATATCTGGAATGTCGGTGATCGAGTAACCGCCCAGCGTCGAAGGCTGGCCCGCCTGGAGCGACGGCTGCCAGAGGTAGTTATTGTCCGAGTCTTTCAGCTTGCGGATCGCCAGCATTGTGTTCCGGTTCATGGCGAACCGGGCATTGCCGGTGAAGGTTTCCGGCAACGCGTAGATCAGGTTCAGGATCGCATCGCCAGTGATGGCGCCCGCAGCACCTGACAGAATCGTCTCGATGCCGCCCAGAGGGTGCAGGTTGGTGCCGCCAGCAGCATACGTCAGCAAGCCACGAGGCTTCTTGACAGCGTCGCCCGAGACAAACGCCTTGCCTTCCTGGTACGCGAATTCAACGTCCACTTCGCCTGCGAGCCACGACTCGAGGTTGATCTCGCTGTCGTCCAGCATCTGCTGGGTTGCGGACGGATTCGCGTAAATTTCGCCCCAGCTGTAGGCCTGCTGCGCCAGCTTCGGGGTAGCAGTTTCAGGACGTGCATCGGTCTCACCGACCCAGCCCGACGTGGTGCCCCGCAGGTTCACCAGCTTTTTGTAGCCGTCACCACCAACTTTCTGGACCGAGCACAGCGAGCGCATCGGCGACACGATGATCAGCTTGTCGGTGATGGTGCGATCCCACTCGACTGGCGAGGTGTAGCCGCCGTCCTCGGCTGCACCCTTGTTCAGTGCGGCCTGCACGTCGCCGCGGCGCATGTGTGCTTGGAACGAATCGCTGTATTCCTTGTCTTTCACCGGACGGGTGCCGGTGTGGCCCATTTCGACGGCAGCCATTTTCGTATTCGCAGCGTCGATCGCGGCCTGGAGGTCCGCGATGTTGGCGTTGATCTGGTCGACCTTCAGCGCTTGGAAGGAATCCGCCTGGCCTTTTTTGATGTCATCGAGCTGCTTGGTGTGCTCGGTCTTGAACGTGGCGAATGCATTGTTCAGGGCTTCGACAGTCGCTTTGACGTCGATGTCTGCGCGCACGCTGACGATGCCGCGGGTGACGCCAGCCTCGGCGGCGGCCATGCCAGTGATCAGGGCGGAGGCGATCATCGCGAACGCCATGGATTGCTTTTTCATTGTGTACCTTTCAGATTATTCAGGAGGTTTTGCAGGGATGCTGCGACTTCAGGACCAGCGCTCGGCGTGGTCGGATTTTCAGCAGCGCCCGGCGTGCCAGAAAATAGGGATCGGAGGGTGTCGCGGCGCACCGAGCGGGAATGCCCTGCGCGCGCCATCGA